CCTGGTCCGGCCTGGGATCGCGAGTTTTACGGCGCCGAGGTCGACCATGTCTTGCAAGGTCTGGTGCCGGAATTTGCGCGAATTGATCAGCGCGGTGAAGCGCTCCTGGCCGAGATCTACCCGCCGACGATGCGAGAGCTGGTTCCGGACTGGGAATCCGTCATGGGCTTGCCTGATGAATGCCTTCCCGATGATCCCAGCTTTGATCAGCGTAAGGCGGCCGTGCTCCGGCGACATATGGCGCAAGGTGGCCAGAACCTGGCCTATTTCGTGGGCCTGGCCAGGGAGCTGGGCTATCCCGATGCAACTGCCGTCGAGTGGCGAGCGCCTCGCTTCGGCCGGTCCCGTTTCGGCAAGGCCCGATTCGGCAGTTGGTCGGCGCAATTCATCTGGACCATCAAATTAGGACGGCGACATGCCGGCGGCCGGCGCTTTGGCAGCGCGGTATGGGGCGAACGCTTCGGCGCGAACCCCAGTGAAGCTGTGGAGTGCGTGATTAAGCGCTGGGCGCCGCCGTTCACCGTAGTGTTCTTCGATTACGAATAGAGGTAAGGAAATGGATTATCCGAAATCTGTGGCAGGCGTGGGCCTGGTCAACGGCAAATTTATCGACGAGAACGAACAGACCGGGCAGCAGGGTTCGCTGATCCCTGCACTGTGGGGTAATGACGTTACGGACGAGATCCTGGCTGTTCAGGCCGCTGGAGGGCAGGTCCCCGACGAGACCAAGACGAACCAACTTCTCCTGGCAATCCAGAAGCTGATCCAGCAGGGGGCCGGCGTTTTGGCCTTTTCGCTGACCGATCTGCCCAAGGCCAACATCGGCCCGATCATCGTCAAAGAAGTCATGGAGGTCTGGGGCTGGTCGTCTTCGGCGTACTTCACCGGCTATCGGAGCCCGTTATGTGGCCGGCCTCTCGATGGCCACACTGCTTCACCGCTCCCGTCCGAAATCGACGCAACGGGTGGTGTTCTGAGTAAAACCGCTTACGCTGGACTGTGGGGGTACGCACTGGAAAACAATCTTGCAGTCCTTCAGGCCAACTGGACGGCGAACATCGGCGCGCATTACTTCGTCGACGTGGATGCGAACACTTTCCGTGTACCGGATCTGCGCGGCATGTTCCGCCGCTACACCGGCACTGACGCTGATACCGGATCTGCAAGAGCCAGAGGCAGCAGGCAGCTTGATGCCCTTCAGAACATCACGGGTGGCTTTGGTTCGCAGCTCAACGTCCAAACAAGCGCAAACGGAGCGTTCGCTCTCGCAGCATCAGGGACTGGCGCCTACGCCACGGGCAATAGCGGCGACTTCAACCAGTTCACCTTCAATGCATCGAGGGTGGCGCGTACGTCAACAGAAACACGCGGCGCAAATACTGCGTACTCCCCCCGTTTGCACATCTAGGCGGTTCGCCTGGGATTTGCAGTACATTTTTTAATCGATAGAAGGAAGCTTTATGGAACAGAAAGAAGAAAGTTCGGTAGTTAATGATGTCAGCGCCGTGGCGGAGCTCGGTCATAAGACCGTGTGGCAAGCCGATCTGCTTGGCTTCCTGTTATATCCGGCTGTTGCTCACGAGCTTGGTCTGCAGCCAGGCGCATACAACATTCCCTTCGGCGCGTTGGAAGCAGAGCCGCTGCCGGCACCGCCGGGTATGGTCAACCGCGCGAATGACGATTGGACATCGTGGGAACTGGTGGAAGACCATCGCCAGGACCGACTGTTTTACATGGTGCGGGCGGCTACCGAAGATGAGCCGGCCGTCTTCGCGGAATACATCATCGGGAAGCAGGTGGTGGTCGATGGCCAGGAACAGCGATATGACGGCGGCGGACCGATCCCGGCCTGGCTGCTGATTCAACCACCTGAGGCTGGTGGGGTCCAAACTCCATTGCTGGAATGATATTCCGGTAGTGCAGACGTTTGCACAGCACGGCCGCCATCGGCGGCCTTTTTCATTTCTTTCGGGGACATAGATGCCAGAACCAACAACAGGGGCAGTGATCGGCGCCGGCTCGGGGGCGTTTGCCGTCGGCACTATCACCATTACAGGGTCATTCCTGGGATTGCAGTACGAGATGCTGCTGGCAGGGTTGGCCGGAGGCCTGGCCATGCTCTCCAGCCTGCCACCGGTATCTCGCCCACGGGCGGTCATGATCCTGATCACTAGCGCGCTCATGGGCGGCTACGTCGGCCCGATGCTGCATGCCTGGGCCATTCAGTCCGATGTGCTCGCCTGGTCGGGGAAGTATTCGGAGGCCACCAGGCTCTGTAGCGGTTTTTTGATCGGAGCTAGTTCCCAAACAGTGATCCCGCTAGGGCTGGGCTGGATGCGTACCAAATTCGGAGGGGGGAACATCAACCAGGAGTCGTCCAAATGATCAAGATCCTGCTCGCTACCAATTACCTGCTAGTCGTGAATCTAGCGGCTAGCCTCGCGCTCTTCCTCCATTGCGTCTTCGCGCTGAATCGAATGAACCATCGCAGCAATCACCTGGTGCGTGCGTGGTACGTCATCTCGGCGGTGGGCGCATTTGGGGTGATCACCGGGCCGCTGTATGGCTACATTAGCCCGCAGCCGGCCGAGGTGATCTCGAACGCCGGGGTGGCCGGGCTCCTGGCCGGCGGGTGGATTTATCGCAATCGTCGTGCAACCGATACAGGAGAACCCAGATGACCCTCACGCTTGCCCAGCTCCAGCACATCATGCCCGCTTCCATGCGGGCATCGTTGTTTTTGGAGCCCCTCAACGCGGCCATGCAGGAATTCGGCATCGATACGATGCTGCGCCAGGCCATGTTCCTGGCCAACGTCGGTGCTGAGTCTGGCCAGCTCGGAGTCCTGGTCGAAAACCTCAACTACAGCGCGGATCGCATTCGCATCATCGGCAATCGATCCAAGCCGGGCTCGCGCTGGCGGTCCCTGGTGCCGCGCGCGGACGAACTGGCCGGCTCGCCCGAGCGCCTCGGCAATGCCCTGTACTGCGACCGCCTGGGCAATGGAAATGAGGCCAGCGGGGATGGCTTCCGATATCGAGGCCGAGGCCTCTTGCAGACATCGTTCCACGACAACTACGTGGCACTGATGATGGCCATCCACGTGGACTGTGTGGAGCATCCCGAGCTGCTGGAGGCGCCGGCAATCGCCTGCAGGGCGGCTGGCTTCTACTGGGCGTCGAATGGTCTGAACCGCCAAGCGGATGCCGGTGACTTCGATGGTGCGTGCGACCTGATCAGTATCGGCCACAAAACGAAGGAAATCGGCGACGCGATTGAGTACGCCAAGCGCCTCGCCTTTTTCAACAACGCCAAGGAGGCACTCCGGTGAGCAAGATCCAGATGATTGCCGGCATGGTGCTGGCCCTCTGCCTGGGCCTGATTGGCGGCTACTTCTGGGGCGGCCACGTCCAGGGGCAAGTTGATGAGGGCAGGGCAGCGAAGGTCAGTGAAGACCACGCCATTGCTCTGGCCGGCGCCACCGACCGATACCGGGAGGCTGAGCGCGGTGGCCAGCTGGCCTTTGCCAACATGACGGCCGCTCTTGAAAAGGAGAAAGAAGATGCGAAAAAACGGATGGATGTTTTGCGTGACGAGCTGCGTACTGGTGCTCTGCGCCTGTCAGTCGCCGTCGACGCGGCTAGTGCAGCCGCCGCTGCCCAAGCTGCCGCCGCTGGGGATCGAGAAGCGCGAGCCGACCTACTGCCAGCGGCTGCTGATGTTCTTCTCGATTTCGCCCTCGAAGGCGACGACATCGTGCGGGACCTCAACGCCTGCATCGACAAGTACCACCGTGCAGAGCAAGTGATTAACGAAGCAGGACAGCAGTAAGAGTAGAGCGCCCGGCCGATTGTTGGAGCAACCGGACCGGGCCTCAATCCACTGAGTACGCAGTGAATCAAGCCAGGGCCCTACCAGCCTCGCGAGGCGGGCAGGAGTCTACCACAACAAGGAAGGTTCACAGTGGCAACACCCAATCCCATCATTCCATGGCTCGGCGGCAAACGTCGCCTTGCCGACATCATCATTCCCCGTTTTCCTGCTCATACTTGCTATGTCGAAGTATTTGCCGGTGGCGCGGCGTTGTATTTCTTGCGGACTCCAGCGAAGGTCGAGGTGATCAACGACGTCAACGGAGACGTGGTCAATTTGTACCGTGTCGTTCAGAATCATCTGGAGGAGTTCGTCCGCCAGTTCAAGTGGTCGCTGTCCAGCAGGGAGATATTCAAGTGGCTGCAGGACACACCCCCGGAGACCCTGACCGATATCCAGCGTGCGGCCAGATTTTTCTACCTGCAGCAGCATTGCTTCGGCGGAAAGGTGGAGGGGCAGACCTGGGGGACGGCCACTACGGCGCCACCGGTGAATCTGCTTCGCATCGAGGAGATGCTGTCAGCCGCACACCTGCGCCTGGCTGCGGCTCAAATCGAGCGCTTGGACTGGGCCAAGTGCGTCGAGCGCTACGACAGGCCACATACGTTCTTCTATATGGACCCGCCCTACTTCGAGACCGAGGGCTATGGAGTGCCTTTCCCGGTCGAGGAGTATGAGCGTATGGCAGCGATGATGCGGTCACTGCAGGGTAAGGCAATCGTTAGCATCAATGACCATCCTACGATCAGGAAAATCTTCGACGGCTTCCAGTTTGAGGAGCTATCAATCGATTACACCGTGGGTGGCGGCGGGAAGGCTGCGCGACGAGGAGAACTCCTGATTTATAGCTGGGATCAGCAGGGGGAGCCGTCGGGGCTGTTCTAGGACAGCCCGGCCGAGCGGGTGGCTGCTCGGCAATTCTCGATTTCACCTACGATGGCCCCCGCCTTGTGCGGGGCCTCAGTCGCCGTGTCGACATTTAATGCCATCCACAGAAAGTGAACGATTGAGCGTTAGAGATCGCAGATTTGTTTGTTTAGGATGTTGGCATTAAGCTGGCGGTGGGGCAGTCAAAAACAATTTGCGTTCAGGGGGGAATAAGCATGTTCAGGCCTTCGCATAAGATGCGCGATCATAACTACTATTGGGGCGGCGACTGCATCATGTGTCTGAATCCCAATCGCAAGGATCTCACCGAAGAGCACATAATTCCGGATGCAATTGGGGGGACATTGCGTTTCAAGAAAGCAGTGTGCTCTGATTGTGCACGTGCGCAGAACGCACTTTTTGAGAACCACACACTCAACAATGATCTCTTGCCAGCCCGACACCTGCTACAACTTCGCAAACGACCTCCGGGTCGTGGTTTTCAAGGTTTTGCGCGTCGTGTAGCGGGAGCGGTGAGTGAAGACGGGCAGGATGTTTTTGAAAGCATTCCTCCCGATGAATATCCCACGACGCTCTTCTTTTTGTATTTGGAACCACCAGGTAAACTCAGGGGCGTAGACGTTCCTGACATGGTCGGAGTTCGTGTCGGAATTAGAAATTTGACAGGCCTTGTTCCCAAACAGAACCTCGGGGGGCATCAGTATCGAATGGATGCTCCCATGATAATGGGAGCCTTTCCGATGTCGATCGCTAAGATGGGATATTGCTATGCGGTTGCGGAGAGAGGACTAGCCGCGTTTGACGGTGAAGAGATTCGAGATCTTCTTCAAGGCAGACGTGAGGACGTTTTGAGCTTTGTTGGGGGTGAGGGCGCTGTCTCGAGCAAGGTCCGTCAAGGGCTTCCACTGCACAGCATTTCATTGCATGTCTATCCTGGCCAGTTACTGGTTGCACGTGTCACACTGTTCAGCTCGTATGGTCTCCCGTCATATTTAGTGGTCGTTGGCAGGCTAGTGTGATCTTTCTAAAATTTCTTTGGTGCAAGAATGAGCGCGAGAATTTGATTAGCTGGGGCCGGCTGGGCGTGCTGATATACGCCCAGCTTTTTTTTGCTTAAAATACTGTATATATATACAGTAGCAGAGGGCAGATTGTGGGTTTCTCGTCAGAACAAATGGAGCCTCATCCACGGGCTGAGGATTTTGAGCTCGCGCCCCTTACTGGGCCAGGCCACGGTTCGCAGATGAGCCGCCCGCCGCGTCGGGGAATTCTTGTGACAGTGCGCCCGCTCAAAAGGCGAGGCGTGAACCTTACCGTTGCCGAAAGGCGTCACGCGGAGCCGGTGGTCGGCGAGCTGAAAATTTCGCGAGTGCATGACCGTGCAGCCGAGTTTCAATCAATTGCGGAGATCTTGAATTTCACTGAGGGGCTGGATCCCCATTTGAGATACTTTCCTGGACGATTGATGTGTTTGCTCAATCCGGAAATCCTTTGGTGTGACGAGAGAGGAATGGTGATCTATGGCATCGAGCGAATAGGGGGAGATCGTAGCCCTCTTGTTTCATACTGGCAAACATGGCAAATCGCGTTCGGCAAAGCAGAGCCAGGGCCACCTTTTTGACGAAACGGATGAGCTTGAAAAGCTTACCCGACGTATGTCATAACGTCAGAAATTACAATCTACGTCGAAAATATGGACCTGAATTTTGACGGCCTCTCGGAGGTCTTAGCCGCTAGAGCCCTTTCCAGGTTTACCCGTAGCGGCTTGTGGCATCAATTTGTGCCTGATGAGCGAGATCCAGCCTCGATCCGTGCGTATGCGGATCTTCGGGATATTGTGCGGGACGCGTATGAACTCGGATGGCATCGACGTGCGGGGGAACCCACGGAAATCGATGTGGAGCTTACTGAAGCCGATGACCGTCGGGCCGCTGCATCTAGGTCTGGTGGTTGATAATGTGCGTAAATTACCGCCCGACTGATGCGGAGGTTCTAGAGGCTATGACGGGCTTATCGACCGTCGGCCTGCCGGCTTGGAAAGAACAAGTCTGGCAAGACTACCCGGCCCCCATTATTCGTGCGGGCCAGGATGGTAGTCCCGAACTCACACTCGCAACATACGGGATGATCCCCAAAGATAAGATGCCCGGCGGATTTAAACTGAGTACGCTAAATGCTCGCGGTGAGACGGTCGGCGAGAAGCGCAGCTATTCAGGGGCGTGGCACGCGGCGCAGACTTGCCTCGTTCCTACGATGGGATTTTACGAGCCGAATTGGGAGAGCGGGAAGGCAGAGCGATGGGAGATCGGCATGTCCGATGGGTCGCCCTTCTTCGTCGCTGGGCTTTGGAGAGCATGGGATGATGGCGACCGCTTTTCTTTCACGCAGCTCACAGTGAATGCCGACGACCACCCACTGATGCGCAGATTTCACCGTCCGGGACACGAAAAGCGTAGCTTGGTCATTATTCCGCGAGAGCAGTGTGCTGACTGGCTCAACGTGGGGAATCCTGAAATTGCGAGAGCTTATCTGCAACTTTTCCCAGCTGAATTAATGACAGCTCGCCTAGCGCCTCGGGGATACAGTCGGGGCTAA